CTAATTCATAGTGAGAAAGTATTTTACGATAAACATTGCCATCAAAGTTAGAAGACTTTAATGTTGTAATATCATAAGGATTTAAAAGAATATACTTAATTGGAATATCACCTTTACTTATTAGCTCAGATCCATAAATAGTTGACATTCTGTTAAAATCATCATCTGTAAACTTAGTATCAAGTCTATACATAAAAACATTACCACTACGATAATATTCTCTAAAGTATTGATCTTTAACGCCCCAAATTTTAATTTTTTGCATCCATTTGTCAATAAAGCCTTTTGATTTCTCAGTGCCACCTTCTAATACTAATTCAGTATTAGCAAACTCAGACATTATGTCGATAACGTTCCTGAAAATGGGTATATTTGCATAAGCTTTCTGACAAAGCATTATAGCGTCTCTTATATCGCAACCAGATTTATTATAGTAATATGGTAGTTGACCTTCTCGAATATTTTGATACTTCCAAAGTTTTTGTCCCCTTGCCGCGAAATTACTTCTGGTATTTGTTCTTGCTTTGCCTGCCGACTCTGAACTTCCAGTCCTTTCATAGCTAGCTTTTATGCTTTGTGTATAGTATGCGTCTCCTGCTATGATCGGTTCCCAATCTTTGGATGCGCTATTAGTTTCTTGAATAAGTTCGTTGAGATCTTTTTTGTTGAATTGATCCCAGTAATCTGACTTTTTAGTATATTTACGCTTGGACATACATTATGATACACAAAAGTCTAAGAAAAGTCTAAGAAAAGTCTAAAGTTGACTTTTGACTTTATGCTACAAACATAGGAGTGAAAGTTGCCTGAACATCTTCAGTCTCGACATGCATCATGTCATAGTAAGTTTTAATCATCCAGTTTCCAAGTATCAAAGCTGAATAAGAGTCTTTTCTTGCTTTTTCTGGTCCGCTTTGTCTTTTCAGGTTATCTGGCAAGTCGAATGTTTGAGTGCCTTGTGCTGTCGTTTTGATCTGTATTAAAGCACATTCTGATTTAGTTAATTCCATGAGATCTACTTGATGCTCGACTAGATCTATCATTTTTGCAGCAGGACTTTGTTTTTCATCTTCTGTATTCTTCAAGAATTTTAACTCTTTTATTGGTATTCTTTTGTTGCGTTGTTTTTGGTAATCATCGTTTACAGCTCTAGACCCAAAGTAGATTCTTTTATGGTCAAAATTTGATTGTAATAATTCATTAGCAGTTCTAATCCATTGGGATGTTGGCTTGCGCAATATACAAATTTTTTTCTTTTCTAAATTATATTCTAACTTAGCATTTCGCAATGCCTGTTGATAATTCTCCAAATTATCAAGATCTGAACCAATCGTGTCAATCTTCAAATTATTTTGCTTGAAGAGGCTACTTTCGTTGCAAGCGTTTAAAAATTGGACTCCACCGTTATAGTCACCGACTATAGCGACAATATTAAAATTATTTAATAGATAATGAAAATAAAATATATGATCTTTCAGGCGAGCGCCAGACATGGCGTAATTATGAACGAGGGTGCCTGTTCGGTTTTCATCGTTCAATTTAAACACCTGAATTGCAAAATCGTCAGAACTTTCACTTTCTGCCCAACTTGGGTCAAAGGAAAGCAAATACTTATCAGAAGGCTCTCCTGCAACTTCCACGCAGGGGCTTTGTCCATCAGGAACCGTACAAGCAGCCATCTTTGAAATTTTAAAGTATCCAGAACTATCGTCTGTAAACACAGCTCCAAACTCACGATCAAATTGGCTCTGACTCATACTAGCCTTAGCTTGATTTATAAGATTTTGATCATATAATTGTTTTGGAGCGCAATCATAACTAAAATGCATAATTGTGCGATGAGCGGTGCCATCTTCAACAATCTCTCCATTTATTAATGATTCAAATTTCTGATATAATTTATACATGTATTCAAATTTATAAGAGGCAGAAGAAAGCATAATCAACTTATTGTTTGGCCAGACATGTCTGTCCTCTTCTTTCATTTTGCCTTCTGCTATCATTTGAGTTTCCATATTGTATAATTCTTCTCTTTCAGTAGGATTCTCGACAACAGAAAGGAAAGGGACTATAACTTCGTTATAAATCCTTTCTGGCATAAGAAGGAACTCATCAATAATAATACGATGAAATCTAAAACCACGAAGCTTCTCACCATCGCCTAACGGCAATGCATGAATCTTGCTTTCGCCAATTTCCAGAGTCCATTGGTCATTAGCCTTGGATTTTCGGGTAACGCACTGCGCTAGCATTGCGGCTTCAGGTTTATTTAATATATCTTCAATTTTTTTAAATATCATTTTCGCTTGGCGAAAAGACTTTGATACAATGCCTATTTCAACTCCTTGATTCATAATGGCATCTAAAAAAGCAAATACGCCTGTGGTAAACGACTTCGACATACCACGTGACCAAACGCCCATAAAATAATCCGATTCAAGCATAGCTTTAATAGCCATATGTTGAAATGGAAATAATTTAATGCCACTAAGCATATCAACTGTAAAAGTGACATTACCTCGCATAAATTCATATAAAAGAAGTTTCGCCTCTTTTTCTTCAAGAAAACCTTTCTTCTCAAGAATCTTTTTATTGATCTCGGAAGTGTATTTGTCTCTTGGCTGTTGTTTACCTGTTATCCAAGTCATATTTATCTAAAAAGTATTGTATATCTACATTCCATAAACTTTTACCATAATATAATAAATTTGGAATTAATAATTCAGAGTTTTCGCGGCTGCCAGAAAAAACAAATTGGCAATGCCCCTTAAACTGATGAGTTAATAATCTCATTCGATGGAATATATAATTTAAATTCGAAGCGCTCTTAAAGTTTTTGTATTTTAAATACTTGTTGTTTTTAATTAATTGGGGTAGAGACTGTTCTACAACAATAAATAAATAAGCATTAAATTGTTTTGCTCTCTCGAGCTCTTTGGTAAATCGGTTGAATCCGACCCCTAGAGTGCCCTTGAAATCGCTTTCGCTCTTGCGGTCAACATAGGTATAGTTATAGTTCTCGCCTCCCATTGTATAGTCTCCAAAGTCTAATTTATGGTCTTTACTGTTTTTGAAAGAAAGAGGTTTTTGCTCACGGGTATCAATGTATATTTGAATGTTTTCGATTTTTGATTCTGCTTTTAAAATATTATGTTTGATTCCTGAACTATATATTGGTTCAAGGCCAAGCTGTTGACAAGCTTGTCCATAACCGCCGAAGTTATCCTTATATGCATCAATTGGCGGTAGGTTATTTATTTCTAATTCTAAATGATTAGGTGCATACTTTAATTTCTTATTGTCTACTCTATTCTTTAGTTGTTGTATTATATATTCTTTTACTTCTGGATTACCTTTGTTTAAGTTGCACCATTTGATCATTTGTGCTCTTGTAGAGAAATCGGTATTGAAGTATGACATTTTATCCTTGAAGGGTAATAACTCTTGTGTGAGTCTATTCTTTCGTGGATAGTAGGTTGTATAATACTGTGCCATGTCCATATTGTGAACTTTTAGGTGTTTATGTAGTGCGCCTTCGCTTTTAAAGGTTTTTTGACATACCATGCACTTAACTTGATCATTCATGCAACGTCTCCTTTGCGCAAGCCTAAAACTCTTGCTTTCCAGTCAGGCATCGATTCTAAATTGGAAATTTCATCCTCGACAAGCTGTTTTTGCATTTCAGCGATTTTTATCATTACTTCTCTTTCTTCCTCTTCTTGAAATAATTGTACTAGATTTAATATTGATGCATTCTGACTTTGTTTGTTTTGTACGCGCTTTGCTCTATCACCATTTAATCTAGTAATAAGACTTTCCATTCTTTTTTCGCACTGATTATATTCTTCGCTTTTTGTTTTTAATAACTCAGCTAGCCTTACAGTCATATCTCTTTGATCTTCACACTCTTCAAACATATGATTAAGCTTATCAACCGCTTTTTGTATGTTCATGAGATTAATATAATCAATACAGACGTTAATATATAAATTTACTTCATCTGATGTAAGATCTGGTTTGTCCCATGTTGCTCTTACGAATTCGGCTTCGAATAACGCCCGATCTGCCTTGTTTGTGTAGTTGCCTATCGTTTGCACTAATCTAGGGGCTTGCATGAAGCCTATTAGGGCTTCTATACCTTTTTTGATCTGGGCTTGCATTTTTCCTTCTTCTAATTGTTGGTTAGTTGCGTTATTCACAAGTTGCAAGGCTTCTTTGAAATTTCTAACAGGTTTATATCTTTCTCCTACGGCGCTTTCTTTTGGATGAATTTTTTCTGGAGCGTTCTGTTTTAAAAACTCAGTAATGACAATTGTTTCTTTGCTTAATGGACTAATCTCTTTTTCCGAGAATAGTATTTTCGCCATATCGAATGCTTTCATCTTTCCGTCAGCATTAGCCATAATAAATTCTTTATGCTCTTCAGTCAAATGTACGGGAGGGACTTTTTTATGATCTCTGGTATTATATTTATAATCTTTGGCAGCCATATATTGACGAACTGCTCGACCTTCTTTGGTTCTGCCGTCTAAATCTTCACCCATAAAAACAGCATTTGTTAATTCGTTTAAATTATTAATTTTTTTATAATTTTTATCAATAAATTGCTTTTGCTCGTCTGTTAATTCAATTTTTTCCATAAAATATATCCTTTGTTTTTAATATTTTTTCCGCTTTTTCCTTGAATTGTTTTTTGAGATTTTTTATTTGTTTATAACCAGCTTTTCGTCCTTTCTCGGAAGTTTTATAGCCCAATCGATCTGCTACTTCCTCGTCTGGCATATTTTTAATAAAAAGCATCTCATAAATAGAGTATTGTTTTTCTGACAGTTTGTTCCTCATTTCTTTATGAAGCCGCGCTTCTGCAGACTCAAGCTCAAATGAGTCAACAGACTTGTGATGAATTTCTTGCCCATAGTTCTCTAAGGCTACTGGCATTTTTACTTGATACGCTGATTTTTTTGTTTTTTCCCATTTTGCATATAATGGACATTCACTGCATTGAGTTTTGCTTTCTGTAAAGCCGCATAATCCCACCTCAGCTTCTTCGGTAACGCCGCTTTGATTAAAGGGGCAGCTTAAGCAGGGTTTAGCAAAATTGCTATAATAATTTCTTAATATATTTTTAAGTTGATTTGATATGATTCTGTTTAACCAAGGCTTTAATGCTCTGGACTGATCCCATAAATGCCATTTTTTATGAAGGTGCAATCTAATGATTTGCTTGACGTCATCAAAATCGATCCAGGCTAAGGAAGTCAAAAACCACTTTCCTCTACGCTTGTTTAATTCTTCTTCAATTACATCCTGATGGTCTTCGTACTTTTGTTTTTTATTAGCCACCTATGTCTTCAGGTTCTCGTTTGGAGCGACACTGTTGCATAGTAGACTTTATAATATCTTCGTCAGGATTATATTGAGCGTTTGGCCTAACTTCTTGTTTTAAATATTGTTCCTTTGAGTCTTGTGAGGCTTGACTAATAAGATCACCAAAGGTCAACTTATTATTATCTTTGTTGATTGTGTATTCTAACTTAGAAATATTAGAAAAATTATTTGTAGACTGCTCCTCTTCTATAGAAGCTTTGGCCTCTTCAGTCTTTTCGGTTTGATTGTTTTTTGAGTCGTTGTTTAATGGAGAGCCACAAGAAGAACAAAAATTAGGCTTATGCAGAGCATATTCGATCTTATTACCACAGTGCATGCAAAATTCAGTAATCATACTTTATGATATATTTATTAAGCTTTTTTTTCTAATGAATTAAATTAAATAACCCGCGATTATTCTTGCTTGACGACGCATGAATTCATATGTTTCTTCGCTCTCGCCTTCTTCTGGAATTTGATTTTTTACATAATCAACGCCTAAAATACCAATCACTTTACCGTCTAAAGTTTTGATGGGCACATTATAAATACTTTGTATACCTTTGCGACTGATCATGTGATAAAATGCTTGGTCTTTGATGTTGGTTATTTCTCTATGAAGAAAATATCCATTGGTTACTATTTCATTGATATATGCGTGATAGTTCGATACTCTATGATTTTGAGAGCTAGGTGATTCTGGACTAATGCCTTCTTCTACAATTTCATATGTACAACTAAATTTCTGTTGTCCGCGTCCAGAAAAATAAACATCTCCATTATGAAATTCCATGACATACCCACGGTCTGCTTTCATTTGTCCCATGATGTATTGCAAGGCAGTATATACATTTGCATTTTGAGAAGTCTCTCTGATCACGCATTCTTTACCTTTTTTATTCATGAATCTTTGACCCATGAAAACACTAGCAACGGTTGCTAGAGCAGTAATTACTGCTGCGAGTATTGGAGTAAAATCAATCATTAATCATGATTACACTATTTTTTATAGTTGTCTTCTAATTTTCCGATGATGTATTTTTGTAGTTCGCTTCTTAAAATGTCATTCTTGTTAAAACTAAAGCAGTGAATACCATTATCTTGACTTTCTCTATCTTTAAAGAGGTTAAACATATCTGCATAACCGCTTTTTCCGTTGATATCGCTCTGCATGAAATCGCCACAAATAAATAATTTACTATTGTTACCAAGTCTTGTGATTAATGTTGTCAACTCTTTAAATGTAAAATTTTGAGCTTCATCCGCAACGACTACTTTATCTTTCCAGCTTGCGCCTCGCAAAAAATTAATAGGCATGGCTTGGATTCTTCCACTATCAATCAATTCCTTTCGAACCGTTTT